CGGCGCACAAGAAAGGCATGCGAATCCTTGGGATCAGCGGCAACAAGGGCATGAACGCTTTGTGTGCGCTCGACATCATTTGCCCGGGCGACTCGACGGCAGTGATACAAGAGATGCACATGGTCGTGACGCACCTGCTGTGCCAGGCCATTGAGCGGGGCGTCCCAAAATGAACTCGTATTACCGCATCATTAAGAACATGCCGACGGTGTCCGTCATGGTCATTGGTGACCCGATGTGGGACATCTACCACCACGGATCGGCCACCCGATTGTCGCCCGAGGCGCCGGTGCCGGTGTTCAAGCTCGACTACCTTGACCAACGCCCGGGCGGTGCGGCCAACGTGGCGGCGCAGGTGGAGGCGCTGGGTGCCGACGTCGATAGGTATATGCCGGTTGCCCCGTGGGTTGAGAAGCACCGGTACATGGTGGGCAACTATCAACTGTTCCGCGAGGACAAGGACCGGGAGTACAAACCGCACGGCAACCCCGATCTGGCGGGCATCGACGTTGTCATCCTGAGCGATTACGGCAAGGGGTGGCTGACGCCGCAGCTGTGCAAGTCCGTCATCGAGGACGCAGAGAAACGCGGCATTGTCGTCGTCGTTGACCCGAAAGGCGACAACTGGTCAAAGTACGAGGGCTGCGACATCATTTGCCCAAACGAGCTTGAGGCCATGAATCTGACCGTCAGCCAGTTCCCAAGCGTGTTATACAAGCAGGGCTCCGCGGGCATGACGTTGGACATTCTTGGCCATAAGACCGTGATTGAGGCGACGGCCAAGCAAGTGTACGACGTGACGGGCGCCGGAGACACGGTCGTGGCGGTACTGGCGACGGCTCTGGCCGCGGGCGCCACTTACGGCCAAGCGGCGTTTATGGCCAACAAGGCGGCGGGTGTTGTCGTGGGCCGATTGGGCACCGCCCAGGTCACCGCCGAGGAGCTGTTGGCAGAACTGGTCGAAACGGCGTAGGATTATCAGCACTTGCAATTCGGAGCGAATGATGCAAAAGCCGAAAGGATCGTACCCGACCCACAAGATCTGCCCTGCCGACTGGCGGGATACGCCCATCATCACGGGCGACTACGACCTTGACGCCACCATCATGCACCGCAACAACAAGGACCTGCCGCACCGGCTCGAGCTGTACACGCGGCGCACCAAGTCACCGTATGGCGCCTTGAGCGCCTACAACGCGATTAGCAATTACCACGGAGACACCTGATGTCCGCAGACAGCGCCCACAAGTTCAAGCCCGGTAAGGCCGCGAAGGCTCCGCATGGCAAGGGTCACAATCATGAGACGCCGACCATGAAAAGCGCCATGAAGTACGAGAAGCCGTCCAAGAACAAGACGAAGTCGTGATTGACTGGGTCTGGGGCGACCCGCACGGCGACGATGACGAGACCGTCCCAGTCCTGTTTATGGACGACCCAGTTGATGCAGATGACGAAGACGAAAACGAAGCGTAAACCCAGTTTACACAATGACTAAAGCCTTGAAACATCCGCACCGCAATAAAGGCGGCGCGCCAGAAGGAAATGACCACGCAGCCAAGGGAGCCGAGTTTCGCCATGCCGTCAGGCGGGCGCTTGCTCGAGCTGGCGGGACGGTGGACAAAGGACTCGACAAGCTCTGCGATAGTCTTATCGTGGCGGCTGCAAGTGGCGAGCAGTGGGCGATGCAGATGGTGGCAGATCGTCTGGACGGTAAGGCAGCTCAGACGGTCTACGTAGGCGAGGCACCGGAGGCGATAGCAGCACCGCATGGGGACGAACTCACACAACGGCTCAACCGCGCACTCGTTGGACGCAGTGCGGTCGAGGCTTCAGACCACACCGTTCAATAGCCTGCTGCCGGCGTGGGACGCGCTGGACCGCAACGGCACCGACTACTCGGCGATGCGGTGGTTAGCGACGGCTGACCGGTATTACCTGCTTGTCAAACTGCTAGGCCGCACGGATGCCTGGCACCCGTGGCTGTACGCTCGATGCCGTGAGGTGGAGGCGGCGCCTGACGGCTACCTAGACCTGTGGGCGCGCGAACATTACAAGTCCACCATCATTACGTTCGCCGGCATCATCCAGACGATCCTGACCGAACCCGAGATTACGGTGGGCATCTTTAGCCACACCAAGCCAATCGCCAAGGCCTTTCTGGCGCAGATCAAGCGCGAGCTGGAGAACAACCGGCTGTTACAGGCCCTGTTCCCCGAGATTCTGTACGCTAACCCGTCAGCCGAGTCGCCGGCGTGGTCGCTCGATGGCGGCATCATCGTCAAGCGCAACAGCAACAGTAAGGAAGCTACGGTTGAGGCGCACGGCCTCGTGGACGGTCAGCCAACGAGCCGACACTTCAAGCTGCGGGTCTACGATGACGTCGTGACCTTGGAGTCGGTCAGCACGCCCGAGCAGATACAAAAGACGACCGAAGCGTGGTCCATGTCCGACAACCTGGGCAGCTTGGGCGGCAAGGTCTGGCATATCGGCACGCGGTACAGCTTTGCCGACACGTATCAACACATCATGGCGACCGGGGCCGTGAAGTCACGCGTCTACCCGGCCACCCATGACGGCACCAAAGACGGGCGCCCGGTGCTGTTCAATCAGACCGAGTGGGACCGCCGCGTCAAGACGCAGCTTGAGTCCACCATTGCGACCCAGATGCTTCAGAATCCGTTGGCCGGTAGTCAGCGGTGGTTTGACCCTGACGATCTACAGGTCTATCAGGCGCGGCCTGAGTCGCTGATGGTTTACATCATGATCGACCCGGCTCGGTCCAAGAAGAAGGGCAGCGCCAATACCGCCATGGCCGTGGTCGGCATCGACTTCCAAGGCAACAAGTACCTGCTGGACGGCTACGACCACAAGATGGACCTGCTTGAGCGTTGGACCGGGATGCGTAACCTGTGGGCCAAGTGGCGGTCTGCACCAGGCGTGATCGGCGTCAAGGTGGGTTACGAGCGATATGGCGCTATCGCGGACATGGATTACTTCCAAGAGCGCATTCGGGTGGAGAACGTGCAGGGGCTTGACATCGAGGAGTTGGAATGGCCGTCAGAAGGGCCGGGGTCCAAGGACGACCGCGTCCAACGCCTGTTGCCCGACATCCGCGGCCACAACTTTTACCTGCCCTACGAGCCGGCAGATGGCGACCCGGACTTGACCGATCAGCAGAAGCGCATGATTGGCGCCGGCTACGACTACCGGATCGCAAAGCCCATCATCCAGCGCGACGAGAACGGGCAACTGTACAACCTCGCAGAACGGTTTAGAATGCAGGTGGGGTATTACCCATTTGCGGGGCTTAAGGACTTGATTGACGCGGTATCAAGGGTGTATGACCTTGATCCCCGACCGCCAGAGTTTATTGATTCTCAGGTGTTAGAACCGGAGTTGACCTGATGCAGCAGATCATGAACAACGTCATCATTCATCCGCGTACTCGCTGCTGGATGTGGACGGCTGCCGTCAACAATCAAGGCTATGGCTTGGTCAATCGACGTCGGCAAAAGGATGGGCGTTACGCGCATCGAGTGGCGTATAAGTTATTCAACGGCGACATTCCTGATGGGATGTTCGTGCTGCATAAGTGCGACACGCCGCGCTGCGTCAATCCAGAACATTTGTCGCTCGGCACGCAGTCAGACAACATTAAAGATTGCGCTAGTAAAGGACGTTTGGTTGACAACAGCGGCGAACTTCACGGCATGGCCAAACTTGACGCGGAAAAAGTTCTGCAAATTAGGGCGTCAGACGCCAAGAATGGCGATCTTGCAAAGCAATACAACGTCAGCGAAACGACGATCCGCTTTATCCGCCAGCGGAAACTGTGGAAGCACATATGAGACTCGACCTGACCGACAACCAGATCAGCAACCTGCTCCGCACGGTGGATCGCATTGCCGACGGTCGTGGGCACCTCACGACGGTGGAGGCCGGCCAGATCCGACGCATGGCGGGCGAGCTGCAAGAGCTGCGCGCTCGAGAGGCCGTCACCCGTCACCTGTCACAGCTTGAAGGCACCTACTGATGGCACGCTCTACCGTTCCACCGAGTCTTGGCTTACCCGTTACGACCCGTAACTTCAGCTGGAACGAGATGTGCCGACGCGCATGGGGTAGCGAGTT